TTTTACCTCCCTTCTTTTTTTTCTTCTTTTTCTTAGTCGTAGAATGGTACATAGTAAGAATTAGGTATCTTAATATATTCTAAACGAAGTTTGACCTAATGTCTCTGGTTTTGCAAGGTTGAATTGCTGTAGACAAAGATAACCAAATGCGTCAAAAGCATGATCCACACCCAAATTCTTATTAGGCAAACCAGTATTTGGTGCATACGTAAGAGTTCTTAGTGCTTTTATTAATTCTTTACAACGTGGATGAATAAAAGTTCTTTGATCTCCATTTGCATCAAGCAAAGCAGTATTAACAGCAGTAATCTTATCTCTTATTTTCCATGGACTTTTAGGACTTAAAACAGTAAAACCAGATCTTCTAAGTATTGTATGATCTGTAACACCTACCCCACTAGTCTTTCTTGCACTACCAGTAGGATCAGGACAAGCAATAATTCTTCTATCCACCCCGTATCTTCTTGTAACTTCTTCAGCAAAATCCCATGTAGTAGCACCTCCTGTCAGCATGATCTCATCAAAAACATATAAATTATTATCATGCTTATACGCACAGATTCCTGCCATAGGATCAACGTTAAAGTCCAACCCCAATAACAATGGCATCATATGTAAATCCTGTACTTCCTTATCAATATTGTCATCACTAAAGCTAACAGCGACCAAACCAGTAAGATTTTCAAAACTTGCTTCAAATTCTTGTCTAAATGTTCTCGCATCTAGTTGTGACCTAGCAGCTTCAACTTCTTCTGGTGCAACATTACCCCCCTCTATCGTAGTAAAACTCCATCTTTTCCAATCATCCCACTCCTGTTCACCACAAAAACACCACATATCATAAAACCAACTCGCAGTACCATCAGGAGTACTAATAAACAACGCCCACCCCTGTTTATCCGCTAGAGCAGGTCTAATTACCTCTGCCCATACATCTCGATCCATAAATGCTGCTTCATCTAATACAACCCCTGCTAGGCTTCTTCCTCTCAATGCCATCGCATTCTCTGTACCTTTTAATTCAATAGTTGATCCATTTATCAACTCCAACCTTAAATCTGTCTCATTCTTACTCTGTACCCAAACTTTAGGTACTAATCTTTTTAATTCCTTCCATGCAATATCCTTTGCCATCCTATAAGTAGGAGCACAATAGAAATACACCTCCCCAGGTCGATTTATAGCACCTCTTAACAGTTCAATACAACTTAAATAGCTCTTTCCAAACCTTCTACCAGCAACCAACACCCGAAATCTTTTATCACAATTAAATACCTCCCCCTGTGCATACCTTAAACTGATTTCTGGTCCATTTCTCACTGCCATACACCAAAAAATAACATAATTTTCTACTTATACCCCCCATTTATAGCCTAAATTCGCTTTTTTAGGTTATTATTCGATTATTAACCCCTCTCAGATTAAGTCCGTGGCTTCTTCTACTTTCCCAAACGATATTACACCCCCAGTAGCTCAAGCGAATAAAGCTCGCAGACCTAGATTTGTTGCTCGCTCTACAGCAGAAAAGGTTCAAGAACGTGCTCAACGCCTTTATTCACGCCAATTAGACGGTAAAACTACACGCCAACTCGTAATAGAACATTCAAAAATTGAACAAATCTCTATAACTACTGCTTGGGAAGATTGGGGTCGTGTAAAACATTGGAACACTGAAGATTGGGATAAAGATAGAGAAAATATGCTCCCTCGCCTTCAAGCTATGAGAGTACGTTTATTTAACAAAGCAATTTCAAAAGGTCAATTACAAACAGCAGCACAGATCCTAGACTCTCTTGGTAAAGTAATAGGTGAATCCGTAGAAACAGTTAACATCCAAGCTCCAGAACTTTCAATTAAAGTTGAGTCAAAGTAACGAAGATTTCGGATATATATTTAAGTTGCCCGCCCAAGCTAAAAAAATTTTAATATCTGCAACACTCCCCCAATACGCTCTAAGGTGCCTGTGTGCCTCTCTGATAGCACTCTAATATAACTTGCTTATGTTAGTACCTTAGAAAATATCGCCTCTTAAAATCGATCCTCGATGGACTTAGAAATATTAGTTAATAAATTTGCTTTTATATCAGATAAATGTTAATGTGATATATGCTTAAATAATGGGCGTGTACTACGTCCAGTTTTTGGGCTTGAGTATTTCTTAGAATGCTTATCAGGTAACACATTTTTTAAAATTAGTTATCAGGTAAACACAAAAGCAAATACAAAAAAAGAAACTAGAAAATTTAATCATTCCTTCCTTATGACTAAAACTAAAACTGTTTTGGGAATTGTCTATATTTCTGGCGGTAGTTCATGGGCTAGTGCTGAATTAACAGACAAAGTAACTCTCGAAGTTATCGCTTCCAGAGCTGCTAAGAATACAAAAAGATCTTGGAAGCATCTCTTTAAATTTCCTAAAGAGTATATATGCCCAGTAAATCTTTTTGATGTTTCAAAAGCTCATGGCTGGAACTGTGAGAAAGTAGGTGAAATTATGCCTATTTTAAAGTCAGGTAAACTTGGCAAAAAACCTTGTAAGTTTATCAAAACAATAAACGTAGTTTTATAACTACGTTTTACTCCTTCCTTTTTACTTTCCAAAAATTATGAGAACTAAACTTTTATTAATTGCTTTAAGCATATTAATTTGGCAATCAATCACCATAGTATCAACTTTATATAATCGGCTTGATGCTAGGACAAATCAGATTGAACAATTACTTAAGGAGTTTTAAAAAATGTCAATGATTAATCCTGATTATTATTTACACAAGGAAATTTCTGAGTTATGGGCTAAAATCCATAGCTTAAGAGATAGAATCGTTTTTTTAAATGATTTAAATGAAGATAATAAAGAAGTAATTGAGAAACAAAAAAAAGAAATTAAAGTTTTAAAACTACAACTAGAAACAATTAACCACCCATTAAAAAAATGACCACAACAAAACACAAGTGTAAAAAAATTATTTTTACGATTGATTCTGATTATTTAGAATTAGTTGATGCAATAGGCCTAGATTATTCTAGGTCTGGATCAGATTTAAAAATAAAAATGTTTTTAGATAATGCAGAATTAAAAAGAGTATTTGATCCTGATCCTTACAACTTCGCTTTTAATACTCTTAACCCAGAGTTAGCAGAAAGTTGTAGCGATGCTAAAATTTACAATCCAACTAAAAAAGATTATTTAGAGTACGAACTAGATTAAATTAAAATAGTTTTTCCACAATTTGGAATTCCAGGTTGTGGAAAACTTTTTTTCCTTTTTTTTTTTTTTTTTTTTCTAAAAAAATTTTTTAACTAAATTAATAAACTGAATGCAAAAACTGAATGCAAAAATTAAATGTATTTTTTATTAAATGTTTTAAATAATATTTTAAATATAAACTATGTTTTGATATCATTAAATAGTAAACATATTATTTATTTACTATGAAAATCCTAACTAAGGAACTTTTAAAAAAACTCCCAAATATTGGGGATAATGAAAAAAACAATAGAGAACACATAGCCCATGTTAAATTATTCGGCGGTAGTTCTTGGACGTGGTATATAACTGAATTCGATCCTATTAAAAATTTATGCTTTGGATTAGTGGATGGATTTGAAAAGGAACTAGGTTATTTTTCACTTGATGAATTATTAAGTTTAAAGTTTCCGCCTCTAGGGTTACCAATTGAAAGGGATATGTGGTTTGAAAGTACACCAATTAAGGAGTTAATGAACTAATGAATTCTATTGATAAAGAGAGAACTATCCCACTAGATAGATATCTAGAGGATGGTTTTAACAGTCGAAGTGAATATATAAATTTTTTAAAATCTGAATATGGAGCATTACAAGTTAATGCTCTATTATCAGTGTTACCACCATCAGAAGATTTTGACGGTTTAATTACAGAATTAGAAGATAATAATTTATTTTTTTAATACTTTCATTTAGGGATGTTTAAAACATCCTTAAATAAAAGTATTTTTTTTTAATACTTTTAACCTTCCAATTTTTTATTAAAGCTATGAATGAAAATTTAGAAAAACTTTTTAAAGATTATGATAATAATCTTTTGAATTATTTTTGTGGTTTATCTCCTATTGAATCCAAAAAATTTAATGATATGAAAAAAAAAATAAAAAAAGGTAAAAAAAATGAAAAATAAAAACGGGTTAATTTTATTTAAAGGCAAAAGTCTTATAAATAATAAAAAAATAGTTGTTGTTGTAACTGGTTTGAATGCAAAAACTATGAATGCAAAAACTGGTAACATGCTTCAAACATGGATTTTATACGATGGTATGGAACCGCATAAAGCATTCAAAATAAAAGAATATGGTGAGACAGTATGTGGAAATTGTCCGCATGCTGGTTATAATAATAATTCTTGTTACGTCAAATGGTTCCATGCTCCATTAAATGTATATAGAGCATATAAAAATAATAAATATGATTACTTTAATGGTGATTATGAAATTTTTAGAGATAAGTCTATAAGGTTTGGAAGTTGTGGAGATCCTTCACTTATTCCGCTCTATATGGTTAAAAAAATGATTGATGTATGTAAAAACCATACTGGTTATACTCATCAATGGAGTAATCAATTTGCAATACGTTTTAAAGGTTTATTTATGGCAAGTGTTGACAGTTTTGATGAATATTTAAAAGCTAGCAGTTTAGGTTTTAAATGTTTTTTCGTTAAGCATGAAAGTGTAGAAGATCCGAAAAACTTTATACATTGCATGGCAAGTGAAGAGAAGGGAAAAAAGACTAATTGCAATATATGTAATTTATGTAATGGTAATAAATCCGATGTTGTTATTAATGCCCATGGAAACACCAAAAATAGAGTACTTTTAAATGTTTGATTATTTAAGTTTTAAAAAGTAAAAAAGCAAAAATTGAAATAAAAAATCGAAATTTGTTTTTTTTACTTTTTGGCTTGAATGCCTTGAATGCATGAATGCTTGAATGTCTGAATCTGAAAATTCTGAATGTTCGTGAATAAATTGTTTAACTCTCGACATGAATGTATGTACATAAACTATATTTATGATATCATTATTATTACATTCTTATATTAAAAAAAATGAAAAAACAAAAAAAAGAATTTGATTCTCTTGAATTTGAAAGATTAATCAAAGAAGAAAGAAAAAATAATCCTAACTACTTTAAAGCCGAAGTAGAAGACAATGATGATTCTTTCACAATTACACCTAGTCCATTTTTTATGGATCTATTAAAGGCAATCAATAAAGATTCTAAATAGATGGATATTAAAAACAAAGTGAATATATTACTGAATATACTTTCAGTACTATGCGAGTTAGCAGAAAGGAATGCTACTTTCTTTTTACCTCAAAAAGGTAATGAAATAGATTATGAAGAATCAATTAGATATTTAGTAAGAGAGATACAAATTACAAGTAGGAGAATTGATTAATGGCAAATATTCACGAAGATAATGAATCATGTAAGGAGAGAATGAAAGAATGGATAAGAAAAGGTTTTGATAGAACTGGAGTTATAAGAGAGGTTAAAAAAGAATTTAAAAACGTCAATAACGATACTTTTTATAGATGGTATGACTCAGTAATACTTGAGCAAGATATAAAAGAATGGGAAAAAGAAAATGAAAAAAAATTAAAAGATGAATTAGAAGATAAAAGAGATTTAAAACAATTAATTTATTTAAGAAATAAAAAGAAATATATAGATAATAATGATCCAGATGAATCAGCAAAAGCTGAGAAAACATTATTAAATCACTTCTTGGATAAAATCCAATAATTCACTGGCATTAAATCTTTTTTTAGGTGATTAGTTAGGATTTATGTAAGACCAGTACTTTCCAAATACGAAAATTCGGTAACGAAAATGAAAAAACCAAAACACAAATACTATCGAGTTACTGCTAACTCAATGACTAGTTATGAACTATTTTTAAAAGTTCCAGAGTCAATAACTGAAGAGGATATATGGAGACAAAAGGGTTGTGAAATTCTTTGTGGATCTAGATTTTCTGATGTTTATGCAGGTACTTTTACGAGTGGAGGAGATTGGGAATATGATGATGTGCATGAAATAGATATAAATGATTCATGCTGGAAAAATAAAAAATTTGATGAGTGGGAAGAGGAGGATTTTAAAAATGACTAAAAAATATCATGTACTTATGTCTGAGATACATTCAGTTTGGTACTTAGTTGAAGCTAAAAATGAAAAAGAAGCTATTAATAAAGTTTCTTGTGGAGATTACATTGAAGCTGAAGATGAAGGTTGCGAAATGGGTGGTCAAGAATTTTGTAAAATAGAGGAGTATGAAGATGATTGATAACCCATTAGAAAATCAAGTTATGGAAGAAAAAGAAGCTCTTTATATCAATGAACAATTTGAAGAGCATTGTGCTAATACAGCTAAAAAAATAGCTGAAGATAATAATTTACATCCAGATTATTATGAGCCTTTTGTAGAATTTTATATTGAAGAATGTAGAGAATCAGATAGAGGTTATTTTTTCGGTAATCAAAAATATATTATCGATCTTTGGTGGGATCATAATAAAGATTTATATGAAACTAAAACACCTTATATGGAGATTAAAAAATGAGTTATGATCAAAAATTTTTTATAGATTGTCTTTTAATAAATAAACCTTTTTTAAAAGAGTTTTTAAAACAATATCTAGATTGTTTAGATGATAAAGAGTTTCAAGAATTTTTTAGACAATATTCAAACTCATGTGATGGATCATTAGATAAAAATAAAAATTTTTATGGTTATAAACCATTAATAAAACGTATAAATAAAAAATTAATTCCTACTAAATTTATAAATAAAATTATTTCTTAGTTTTAATAACAAAATCGTGTATAGCTTCACGAATTAAAAAACCTATTGAGAGTCCTGCTCTTGATAGGTC